TCCGCGTATCACACCGCGCATCCTGTCAAGGCCTAGCCGACTTGCGGACTCGTTGAAAGTCCTTAAGCAATGTTGTTTTACCTTGGCGGTTGAACCGGTTGTGCATCTGCAAGAAAGCTTGATCGGGCCATCTTGGTGGCCCACGGCGGAGCGGGTTAAGTACGGCACACGGTTTATTACCGTCAACAATGCCGCGCTTTGCCTTGGTATTTCGCTGTTGCCCAAGCTTTTCTCAGTGGTTGTCAAGGTTGGCGCCCGTTTAGTCGGCGCAATCGAACCCATCGTTCGACCCTTGGTGACCGCTCCCACGTGGTGCTACGACGTGTTCGGTGATGGTATGGTTCTTGAAAACCTACCACGTCCACCAGTCGGCGCCTTTGAGACAGTGACCAAGCTTGCCTCTTCCCTTGTTAAACGTGGGGAGAGCTTCGCTGACACTGCTCTCGACGTGGCTGTGGATGCTATAGCCGAAGGACTCACCGCTCGTGTCACCAAACACGTCGCCCGCGCCGGAAAATTCTGGCTCGGGTGTGCGTACGTTGGCATTGGCTGGTGGATCTTGCGCAGGTGGGGCAATGTTAACTTCCGGTCGATGGACTGGCGTGCATGTTGGATGTCAGGCGGAGAGGGGGTCGTAACTCGATCTTTTCTAAGCCACATGATGACAATCACTTCGGCACAAGCCATCGACTATGCTGGGTACAGGAAACTGTTACCATACGTTCGCGATTACTATAAGCAGAACGTTGACCCAGATGATGTTGATGATCTCGAGATCGCTATGATGCATAAAGCGATCACGGATCGGCTCCGATATGGGAACCCAATCACTCATGAGATCACGCGTGATGAAGACCGTGCTTTCATTGACCAGACCCGACGTTTAGACAACAAAGTCGGGTCTATGTCCAAACAACACTAGGGCCTGCGGGCCCGGTCCGGCGTGGTCTGCATCGGTTCTGAGTATGTTAAGAAGCCTCAGGACGAGACCGCGTTTATGGACTCCGGACCGATGGGTCCATGTGGGGAGAGGGAGGTGTTGTGTTTGGGTAGGTTGAGTGGTTTAGGGGAAAGACCCGCCTACTGGGCGGGCTGCGACCACAATATTGAGGCCGCAATTTTGAATCGTATAACTTTTAAAAGACCGTACAGCATAATGAACATAGGGTGCGACACCCTTGACTATGCTGTGCAAACCTTCGCAGATGTCGGCATTTTACCCACTAATGTCCGTTTAGAACCTACGGAGGATTACGTCATGAGCAAATCTGGATCGCAGAGAGCCAAGTACGGCAGGGCTGGTGAGAACCTTGTTCTCAAAGGTATTCGAAAGTACCACTTTAATGTCTTGATGTTCCCCAAAATCGAGGCGTTCCTCCCTGACCAGAAGCGTAAGAGCTATTTTGCGGGACCGAGCCAGGTCCCAGATCCACGGGGCATTCAGTTTCGCGTCTCAGAAGGCGCACTAGTGTTCCGGCAGTTCATGGGCCCTTTAGAGAAACATTTCTACTGGGTCACTTCGAGGAAACTCGTCGGCAATGCGCGCACTGAAGTGAATGCGCGCGGGTTTTCGACTGTTCCGGTCAGCCCTTTCGGCAAAGGGCTCAGCTCCATCGAGACCGGGGTTAACGTGGCAAAGGCTTGGTCCTGCTTTGTTGATCCGGTGGCGCTCCTCGTTGACGTATCTCGAGCTGACACTTGTCAAGGCTACGAGCTGCAATGTGCCAAATTTAAATTATACAGGCACATGATTGAGGACGCTGGTAAGCGCCTCATCGATGCGTACATGGAATTATATATGTACCCCGGGAAGTGCAGGACCATGACCGGGCTCGAGTACTCGAGTCCCCCCATGTTAAGGAGTGGGGACATGGACACCGGATTAGGCAATAACCTGACCTTTTTCGTTTTGCATACGGTCTTCCGTTGGTTTTTGGGCGGGTTTCTCCCGCCTGATCTCCAGCTGCGGTGGGAGATCGACCTGGGTTTTAAGCATCTACAGCTTGCGAGCCATGATTGGTTTTACTTTTGTAACGGTGACGATGTTGTTCCGATTGGTGAGCGTGCTACGGTAAAGGCCGCCTCCACCATTATCGTCCCCTTCTTCCGGCGCTTCGGAGTCGACCTTAGAATTGACGGCGAGGCGTATAAACTGGAGGAGATCAATTGGTGTCAGTCTTCACCTGTCGCGACCGCATTGGGAGTGCGGATGGTACGCGACCCACACAAGATTTGCAGTCTGGCCGTGTCAGGTCCCAAGTGGTCGCACTTGGGCCAACGAGCGTTCCGCAGACGCTTGCACACGATTGCAACTTGTGAACTAGTCCTGAACCGCGGCGTACCCGTCATACAAGAATGGGCTCTTGCTTTGATGCGCAACGCTGGCGATACGGCCGAGTACGACGACTTAGATTTCACCACCAGCAGCTACTGGCGGGCGCGAATCGAGTTGAAGGCCATGCACGACACTCTAAGACACTATCCACCGGTCGACATTACTGATGAGGCTAGGTTGTCTTTTGAGGCGGCGTTCGGGATTGGTATTTCCGAGCAGCTCTCCATGGAGGAGCGTGCTCGAAGTTGGGTTTTGCCGGAGGGTCAGGAGTATGACCACTTCGACATATCCAAGCTTATGTGGACCGCCTTCACTAGGCGTGAGGAGTTCTAGACGTGCGTATCTTTTACCCCGCCCGGTGCACCGGGCCTAGGTATGTCACGATCCAAGAATACCAAGTCCAAAAAGTCAAAATCAAATTCCAAGTCCAAAAAGAACAACAAGAAGAACCAGAGCAAAGTGAGCAGGCGGTCCAGAAAGGGTGGTCCGGGTGGCGCAGTATTAGGCGCCAAACCCACCAACTTCGAGTATGCGTCCCCGCCTGTCGCGACCACGTTGGTCGCCGGCATGGAGGAGTATGGCAGAGTTACTAGCCGCGGTAAAGATAAGAATGGTTTAGAGTTTGTAACCGTTCAAGGCAGACAAAAGTTAAACGCTGGTTTGCTGAGGAACAACTCCACCGCCATCTTGTCCGATTCCGTCGGCAATGCCTGCAACGCTTTGCCCTTATCGCCATATTATTGTGGCGGCATGATGAGCCGGCTCGCTAGTGCGTATGAACAATATCGTTTCAAGAAGATCAGCATTCAGTATGCTCCAGCGTGTGGTACAAACCAAACCGCTGCGATAGCTATGAGTTATCTTCCATTCGATTCAGACGTCATGACCATGGCTCTCGAGAATGAGGGCGGCCTTCTTGCCGCACTCTATGATCGCATTATCTCCATGGCCTCAGTCGCAGCTGGGCCTGTTTGGAGTCCGATCGTCTCGAAAGTCGGCGAGTTTCTGGGGGAGATTGGTCCACCTATGGTGGAAGCCGCGTTCAAGTGGTTTGACAACAAGAAAGTTCAAGCCTTCACAGCGGCAGAGCGAACCTCGCAAGAGAGTTCAGCTCCGGAGACCGATTTGAATTTATATCTCTCCGCACTCCAATCCTACCTCACAGCCAACGCTGGTGTTCTCGTCTCCGGCACCCCACCTGTCGGCGGTCATATTGCCGACTGGGTGCTTGACTCTGCTGCACGCAAGAACGCGCTCAACGCCGTTAACTTCCGTCAGTGGAATCAGGAGATGATCACTGCCTCGAATCAACAGATTCAAGGCCTCTTTGCGGCTGCCGCGAATGCAAAATATCTGAGCACTGAGCCGAACGGTGACCCCGCGAGTGGCACTGCTCCCTGTGGCGATTTCTACATTGATTACGTCATAGAGTTGAGCAACCCTCAGGGTGTCCAAAGATCGACGGCCCAGACGTTCGGTAACTCGGGTGACCCCCTCGATACGTCCGATCCCACTGATCCGTATCATTTGACGGCTACCACTGCTGATCGGGCCTTCTACTTGATTAATGCTCTGAAGCACTTCAATGTGCTCCTCGCACCGATCAGGAGACAGCCCGTTCTCATGGACCGTCGTCCGAGGAGGAACTACCTTGAGGAATTGCGGGCGTTGAGTAGAAAACATCTCGGCGTCGACGAGGTCCAAGTCACGGATGTTAAGGTCCTAGATGACTTGAAGACTGTTCAAGCTACAGTCTGGATCGCCGGGAAGTCATTTACCGGTTCTGGTCCCGATCGCGCCTTCGCTCTTCAAGCAGCTGCCCAGGGAATGGTGGAGTACATAGCCACTCTCGATTCTAGTGCGGTTGAGGTTTACCTTAACTCGTACCAGGTCCAGAGGCAGGCCACAATTGTCTCCAACTACCCTGGTAGTTCTCTTGTCCCACGTACTGCAACTGTCCCTGAGGGCCCCCGGGCCCTCCGCTCCAAGGTGTACAGTAAGATCGACTGGGTCGACTGCTCCGTTTCCGCGTCGTCTTCGGATGACGAGGAATCGTTCGATCCAATCGCAAACCTTAACGTCGAACTTGCCAAAGCGAATCTGCTTGACCGTGCCGCCCCAGCGGTGCGGTACGAGCAGATACCACCGCAAGGTGTGTCTGCTAGGAGGTGGCTGAAGTTGGTACTCGCCAGGTTCTCAGGCGTGGTCCTTCCCGACTCGTTAAAATCAGCCATGTCCCGGTATGCGCGGTCAATTGGTGTCCCGACCAAGGTATCTGAGGCCGTTCTCGAAGGCCTCGTGCAGCATTGATCGCCCCGACGGGGGCTGATCGAACCCCACGTGGGTGCGCCGTCAGCAATGGCGGCAGTTGGGCGGTTAATTAACTTTAACTTAAAATAAACTAATAACTTCATTAGCTCTAAATTCTTAACTTGGATAAATTCTATGCCTTTGCAGAGGCATGCGATTAACGCACAAGAGCAATTGTAGTCTGTCGGTTAGTTCATAACTGCAGGGGAATTATTGTAGACAGAAGTGGATCGGCGTGTTTGATGCGTGGAAACGTTGCACGTCGTGAAGCGGAGTGACCGTGAGGCGGCACAGGCGAAGAAGGCGACAAGATTATGAGTAAGGGGGAACGTATCGGCCGAGGCTGGTTGGGGACTCGCTCATTTTCTGCCGGAGTAGCAGGTGTTTCACCAGAATAGGGTCAGCAGTACAGTATGGGCCGGGCGGCGGGTGACTCCGTTGGAGCTCGGTACCCCGAGGTTGGTGTGGAAGCCGTGGGAATGGACCCCCACTTGAACGAACTAGAAATGCGACTAGAGAACCTATAGGTCGTAACAGAGTGCTTGCATCCTTCTACTCGGGATCCTTGCATTGCACAATTGTTTTAATTAAGAGAGCAGCTGGAGGAGCATCCAGTACAATGGTAAAACCCGTGGTTCCAACACGGGGGGTCGTTAGCCAGATAATATACTCACACTATCATCACAGGGGTAGATTCCCCTCTGGCC